GACATCGATCAAAACTAATCAAGCTGCTAAGGCATCTGAAAAAGATGTTCAACCCCCACTAGGCCGCCTCCAATCTTCTTCGCAGACGACAGGACAAGATACCGGCGAGCTAAGCATGAACGATATGAAGCGCATGTTTAGGGGATAAACAAACCTATCTTTTAAGCCGTGTAATTTTGTCTCCACGTAAATCTATGGAGAGACTTATATGGCTTTGCCAAATAACATTGTGCAGAATGTCCAAACTTACAACAAAGCGGACTTAGCATACCTACAAAATTCAAACTGTTTTATTTTTACTGCAAATAAAAAATATAGAGACTTCGAAAAAGCTAATCCCGCGAATCTTGGGGATACAATTACATTCGACAAGCCTCCACGCTTTATCTCGTCCGATGGTTTGGTTGTAACATTCCAGGGCGTAGAGCAAAGAGTTCAAACGCTGACTGTTGATAAAGCTAAAAACGTTGGCCTCAATATCTCCGCGCAACAATTAATTTTTAATTTAAAAGATTATATGGATCGCTTTGGTAAGTCCTCTATTGAAGAATTGGGCGCTGAGGTTGAATCAGATATTGCTGGTTTATGTGAATCAAGTCCGTATAGATTCTACGGGAACGGCGTCACTCCTATAGCAAGTTTTAACCAGCTTGGCCAAATGTTGGCCTTCTTCAGGAACTTTGGCGCGGCAAAGGATATGACAAAAGCATATCTATCTGACGTGGCAATTCCTGATATCGTTGCTTCCGGCTTAAATCAATTCGTACCACAAGGTAATGAAGAGCTTCGCAATAGCTGGGAACTCGGCGCATTTTCTAAGTGCGAATGGTACTCCTCAAACTTGTTGCCTGAACATATTTCAGGTAGTGAAGGTGAAGCAGGCGTTACCTTAACCGTTGTCTCAACCACAATGAACTCTGAAGGTGGGGTTATTTCCATCACATTCAGCGGTACATCGGCGGCTTCTGATGCTGATTCTGTTAAGTTGTACGACAGATTCCAGTTTCAAGATAACGTTGCTGGCTTCCCTAACATCCGCTTCAGAACATTTATTGGTCACAAGCCAAGTGCATCACCAGTGCAATTTATTGCCACATCTGATGCAGGTTCAACCGGCGGCTCACAAGTTACAGTTACAATACGTCCAGCACTTCAAGCGGCTAGCGGCAAGAACCAAAACATCACACAACAAATTGTTGCTGGGATGACTGTTAAGGTTCTACCTTCTCACCGTGTGGGCATGGTTCAATCCGGCAATCAACTCTATGCTGCGATTCCTCCATTACCTGATTGCGACCCATTCACCACATCCGTTGTGACTGACATGGAAACCGGCGCAAGCTTACGTATGTATACCGGTGCGCAATTTGGTCAAAACTTATATGGCACAGTGCATGACGTGATTTGGGGTAAAACTCAAGTTGACGATAACGCAATGGCTATCATATTCCCACTCTAATGGAGAGATAAAAAATGGATATCAATTTACCTGTAGTGAACGCCCCTTACTTGGATGTAAGCGGGCTTGAGCTAGCATGGGTTTCAAATACAACCTTAACAATGCAAGCGGGTAGTGCTAGAAATAGCACCAACCAAGCTGACATTGTTTTGCCTTTAGCGGTCACCATCAATGGCGCAGCTAATGGCATTAACGGGTTAGATACCGGTGTTCTCGTATTATCTACTTTGTATACAATCTATGCAGTAGGTGATTCCACTAACAACAACGTGCCGGGCGCTGTTTTATCAGCGAGTGCCGTGTCCCCTACTTTACCCGTTGGGTATGATATGTGGCGTAAGATCGGTTATATCCGAACTGATGCCTCGGTTCATTTCTTACTTGGGTATTGGTTCGGCTCTGCTAATGACAGATTGTTTACCTACGATGTGCCCATAGCAACAGCTGTGACAGCGGGTTCTTCAGCGACTTATGCGGCTGTGACCTTAGCCACCTTCGTTCCAGCGGTCAGTCAATTACCTGTATTGATTGAAGCAAACTGGACAGCGAACGCAGCTAACGACACCTTGGCATTACAAGGTTTTGCATCTGTTGGTGATACCGTCAAATACATTGCACCTGTTGCGGGTGCGACAGCCCATACAATCGTGCGTGATTATGTCAATGCGCAATTGGATGCGGGCGTACCTAAGATTAATTACAAAGTGTCAGCGGCAGCGGTAGCACTTAACGTTGCTGGCTATCAGTATTGTATCTAATCTAAAAGGATTTAGGCCATGACGTACTTAGCTAGCAATTTGATCACAGATTCCTATTATCTGAGTAGTATTGTTAGTCGAGACTTTGAAACGCCAACCGGCGGACAAATGAGTGATGGCCTAAGGCTATTAAATGATGTGCTGGCTGACCGAACCATCGACAACGGTACAATTCCTTACTCAAAAAAGGATTTGATTACTGCCTCTCCAGGTGTTTCGGTCTATGCCATTCCAGATTTAATTAATTTAGAAATCTTTGTTTTCTATATTGGCGATGTTCGTTATGAAACACGTAATCAACAACGCTATGAATTTTTTGGATCTTTCCGGGCTGTTAATATCCAGAGTCTACCCTTTAATTGGCATTTTGAACGCAATTTGAATGGTGGAACGCTCTACTTATATTTTATTCCCAATCAAGCCTATCCATTAGAGCTATGGGGTACTTTTCGGTTAAGTTCCGTGACAGAGTTTCAAGATTTATCATTGACACTTGATCAATTCTATACCAATTTTTTAAAGTATTTATTAGCGCAACGTCTCTGTGAGTACAACTCATGGGCGGTGCCACAATCGATCATGCTACAGCTTGAAAAATACTATCAATGGATTAATAAAAATACAAACGTCATGGATTTAAGACAACGCAAGGTAAGTAGTTTAGCCACTACGACTAGTATAAATTATGGCCTGGTAAATCTTAGCAATGGGTGAGTGCCTAATTAATGTACAGTAAATATGTTTTAGTATAAATTGGAGTCACAATGCCACCATTAACCACAGGCTCTACAGAAATTCCCGTAAATGTGGTAGGCAGTTCTATTTTCGGCGTCTATCCCACGATATCTGTTGAACGTACGTATAACATGTACATCACCTATAATGGTGATAAAACAGAAGAATGGCTGGTTAACTTCCCGGGCTATCAAGCATTGCTCGCTTTATTTAATGAAAAGCTAGAAGGGCGCGGCATCTTCTATTCGGTGAGAGGTGGGTTCTTCCTAGCAGTTGTTGAGGCGTCCGTTTGGCGAGTCAATTTACTTTCTGAGATTCCGACACAGCTTGGCACCATTGGCACTAATAGTGGTGAAGTTTTCTTTGATGAAAATCTATCAGGTCAGATTTGTTTTGTGGATGGGCAAGTTGCCTATATTTACAATTACCCACTCGCCCCCACTGCGATTGCGCCGGTTGTTTACGATGCGCATAGTTCAGACTTTGTGCCCAATTATGTCACCTATCAAAATACTTATTTTATCTTTGGTAATGCGTTAACGACCAATGCCGGTTCACAATGGGTTATTTATCAGCAAGATCTTGCGGATAGCCCATACTCTTTGGCTTGGGTGCAAACTTTAGCCCTTCAAACGAAACCAGATTTTGCAAAGGCTGTTATCCGTATTCCAGGCAAAGGTAATAACATTCTTGTTTTCGGCTCAACGGTAGCTGAGCTATGGACAAACATTGGTGGGCTTCAAGTTTATCAACGAAATTCATCGATCAACATCGACTTTGGTGCGGCTTCAGTTTCAACCATTGCGGCTAATGATGAGGTGGTAGCCTGGTTAGGCATCAATGAAAAATCATCTGTTGCACTCATGGCTATGAAAGGAGGTGGCGCAGGGCGGATCTCTACCGACGGTTTAGATCACTTATTAGAGAGTGTCAAAGTTCCACAATCTTCAACGGCTTTCCTTTATCGACAAGGCGGCCATTTATTCTATATCTTAACGTTTTTCGATCCTCTCATTGATCAAATCTATGACATCCCACGCGTTCGAGTGTGCGGAACTTATCGCCCTAAAGATCGGCCTGAGAAATTTAAGATCAATTTATTTACATTTATTATTGAATCAGGTACGACCTTGCAAGCGTACGATACCCCGATTTGCTTTGGTTATATTCTCGATGAGGTGACTAATCAACCTATCTACACAGAGGATGATTTGCCTATTCTGGTTGAGGGCGGTTATTGCTATCTGAATAAGCCACGGGTTGACCTGACCATATCCAAAAACGGTGGCATCACTTTTAGCAATACAGTTGCATATGATCTAAAAGCCACTGGACAATTCAAGAATCAGCCACGCTTTATCAATTTAGGCTACGCGCAACAAATTACCTTCCAATTGCGTTTCTGGGGCCATGGTAGATTCGTTGTTAAAAATGGTACGATGGAAATAGGAAATTAAGCATGAATTTTCCAACGTTTAATGTAGTACAATTCGTTGAGGAAAACGGATTCTTAACAGCTTCAATGCAATATTATCACGATGAAATGAATCAATCACTTCGTGATGGCTTGAGTGATAATGGATGGACTCCACCTAATATCACAGCCACAAGTTTATTAGCCATTGAGCCTTCAATGCCTAATGGAACTTTTTGGATAGAAAGTGATGCAAATGAAATAGTATTTAAAATTAATGGTGCGCTACGGAAAGTGACGACTACACCATATCCATAGAAGGAAGTTTATATGTCAATTTGGGACAGCTACAAAAGTTTTGCTACTCTTCCTTTGCGTGGCTTTGGTATTGGTCAACGCGACCCGGCAAAGGATGCCAATCGTTATCTGGATAAAATACCTGGTGTGGGTCACGATGCTTACGACCCATTCATCAATCAAGGCCGTGAAGCCGGTGGTATTTTAAAAGATCAATATGGCCGTATGCTTGACCCCACCAAGTATATGGACGACATTATGAAAAATTATCAGATGTCGCAAGGCGCTACCTATAAGCGTGATCAGCTTGGTAAAGGCATTGGCAACACAGCGGCAGCCGGTGGTATCGCGGGAACACCTGAGCATCAGCGTGAATACGGACAAATGTCGAATGACATCATGTCGCAAGATATGGATCAATATTTGCAAAATGCGTTAGGCATTAATGATCGTGGCATACGTGGTGAAGAAGGTTTTTATGATAAAGGCTTTCAGGCATCCGGTTCACTGGCTGATATGTTGGCAAGCATGTTCGGCTCTAAAGCCGGGCTTGCTTATCAATCTGGCACACAGAAAAATGCGAATGAACAAGCCTTGATGCAATCTTTGATGAAAATGTTTTCACAAGGTGCTGGCGTTAGTGGAATGTTTGGTTAAAGGAATAATTATATGGCTGTTCAATTACCTAATTTTTTAAGCGTACCTATCCAAAAACCGGATTATTCTGGCTTGTCTGATATTTTTGAAAATTATTATTCAGGTAAGAATATG